AATTAAACTATTGTTGTAATAATAATAATATAATACTGAGAATAGGGTGAATGAATACGCTTATGTAGCGCACGCGTTGTCGCTCAACAAGGAGGCAACCCCATGCAACCAAGCCCTAACCCTTCAAACACAGATGAATTACGCGTATTGGGACTCATATCATTCGTAAGTATCCTTGTTGGATGCGCGATTGCTGTTTTCGACGCACAATTATGGCTCACATCACCCGATACTTACACAAACGCGATTACTTACACTATGGGCGCGTTCACTTTGCAAGGAATGGCCTACTTCATTTACAAAATGTTAGCGCAAGATGGTATGGACCAGCGCGCAGTCATCGCAAACATGCAGAAAAACATGAGTCGAACCATGCAAGCGCAACAAATGAAGTTCGCTCAGCGTCAAATGGAAATGGAAATTAAGAAACAAGAAGCGATTTTTTCACAACAAATGGAACAATTGGAACAAGACCCCGAAGTTCAAGATTACATCAAGTTGATGGAAGGTGATGAAGCGCCTGCTCACAAAGCAGACACCAAAAAACCCATGAAGTTGGGTAATCAAACAGGCCGCAGGAACGCTGACGGGACATTCGCTAAAAAAGGGAAGTGAATGAATGGGATGGTTGTTCAAAACGCCCGGAGATGATGCTACTGAGGCAACACTTCGCGCTTTGCACACTCAAAACACACTTGACACCTACTATGAGAAGGGTAAAGCGTTGGTGTTGTGCGTGATAACAGGATTTGTGACTGCTTTGAGCGTGTCTTTTTTTGAATTGCACTCCGATGTAAGCATTTGGGAGAACACAGTTGAGTGGGTTTACAACAAAGTGCGTGGTTGGGTGACATAATGGTTGCAACGATGGCAGGTAGCGCGCTCATGGGTGCGGTTGTGTATGGTCGCGAACTGTATAACTACCTCAAACCACGCAGAATAGGTGTTTATGGTCCAACGCAAGTAGGTAAAACAACTCTTGACCAATTTATGCGCACTCCGGGCGAGATGGATGACATCGAAGACCGCACGATGCACGCGAAAAGACTCATTGGTGGAGGATATGTTCTTCCGCAGGCTACTCGCAAGCGTCTTCGCTGGAAAGGAGAGAAAAGAGTGGTGCATTCTTCCGATATTGGCGGTCAACAACGCTTTTGGAACCTATGGATTGATGATATGGTGGATAGGCAAGTTGAAATTGTCGTCTTCATGACCGATACGCGCGTGTTAGGAGGTCAAGGAGCCAAAGTTATTGACGCAATTGGTGGTTTTGAGTTCCTTGTTGACGCTTTAATCGAAAAAAGATGGAAATATCGCTCGTTGAAGACGCGAATTAGGGGAAAAAGATACACTCCTAAGCAAATTTGGCTGGTTGCGAACAAAGCAGACGAGTGGTGGGACGATAATGCGAACATTTTGTGGCAATCCAACCGATTACGGGAGCATAAAGTGTTCGATGTGCATCGTCCAGCCATGCGAAGGCTACAAAAAGCAGGTATTCCGTGTCGCGTTAGCATGATGGCGACTAAAATCGGCTGGAATGTCGAAAAAACGATGATTGAAATGCTAAGTTGGTGATGAAATGCTCGGAAATACACCCCAAAATGACCTATTACGCCTTGCCGCACAGACCCAAATGAGCCTTGCACAGATGCAACAACAGGCTTCTGCACAGGCCGCGATGAGTGATGCGAGTACACATATTGAAGTTCCACAGGTGAATTTTTACCCATCACAGCATCCAAACCCCAAAAAAGCGCGAAGAAAGGACATAAAACAGGCATATCGCCTCCTAAAACCGACGAAAAGGTCTGTTCTGTCTCCAAGAAGGTGGTTATTCGGTGGAAAGTACCGATACAACACCAATACCATGCGATGTGTCATTGATGGGTGCGATGTTGAACATCTTTTGCGTATGGCTGGTAATATCTACGAACAAATCATTGATGAAGACACAGGTCAGTCATTATGGGACATTTACTTCAAAAATCCGGTTACGGGAGAGGCTGAAGCCTTTGTAGCGCGCGAAAATGTGACGAGTGGTCGAAAATTACGAGGAACTTACTGCCCCGAACACCTTCACCTGTATCATTTGCTCTGCAAGTGGGAGAAAGAAGAAGAGGCTGAACAAGAAGCGAGCGGTGGGACGCTAAAAGCCAAACTCAAGAAAGGTGTATCCATAGTCGCTGTGCCAGTTAGCAGTATCAAAAAGCAGGATAATACACCTCCAATACTTGCAAAATACGAGCAATTTTTCGCGATGTTAAAGCAAGACAACATTCCAGTCACACATTTTACTAATACTGCAACAGGTATGAATGATTTAGTGATGATTGTCTTTGACATGAGGCAATTCCAAGCAGGAAATAACACGCGAATGTTGCAAGATGCTCTCGCTATGCACCAAATGCAACAGCAAAGCGCACCTATTCCATTACCGCAACAACAAAATGAGGGTAGCGCTTGAGGTGATAACATGGCATGGTGGAATAGCAACAACAATCAGCCCGCGCAACCTGTAAACGGCGCGCTTAATCTCGGACTCGCGAATGGACAACAACAAGTTCCTCAAATGGGTGCAAATTATGCACAACAAGGGTATCAAAACCCATACGCGCCGCCACCGCCACCTACTGAAATGGACATTCTTTCTATGATGATAACCAGTAATCCGATGATTGACAAGTGGTTGTCCGATAACAATGGTGCTAATTTGAACATGCTCATCGCGCTGACAGGCAATATCGTTGCTGTTTCAATGCATCAATTACTCTCAAAGGTTAAAATTAAGGAAACTGACGATGGTTTTTCGTTTGATTTCAGCGGCGTTGAAGGAATGCCTACTCCCGATAGTGTAACAATGGCTCAAACTCAAATGCTCAACGCCGCATCAAACAATGTTCAACAAATGAACATGCAATTCCAACAAATGATTGCAGTCGCGAATCAAAGTTCTATGCAAGGGATGTTAAACACCGCATTAGCCGACCCCGGTATGATGCAATCTGTTGCCTCAACAGGCGGCACTTTCTTGCGTTCGGCGCTAACCGGAGGACGATGATATGGACATGACGAGCATTTATGGTGCTTTGAGTGACATGACGAACTTGCGCAAATCAGTTGTTGTTGACATGATTATGGTGCAACTTATCGCATTGACGCTTGGCTGTTTTCTTATTTTGGTCTTTTCCGGTCCAAAAATGAGTTCAACTGACTTGAGTTGGATTATCGGCGCGCTCTTCATTTGTTTCAGCGCGACTGGCATCGTCTATCGCCGCCTCTCCCAACAAGGTTGACCATTTACCAATAGGACATTGACTGTTTTTGAGCATACTTTTGCCTCTCAAAAAGCAACCGCATAATCCGCACCTATTTTGTTGTCGTTCGGGGCATGATGAGCAAATCCACAATCTCTTCTCTCTCTCTTCAAGAGTGGCTTTTTGTCCTGTTACAATGTCCTTCGCCGCACGCGAAAGACCATTCGCGGTGGCTCTTGTCAACGGCACGCCGCCAATTTTCGGTACACGCTCAAGTCGTTTCCTCATAGAAATGCTTAACGCAGACCGATACTTGGTCTTTGTCATGGCGGAGCGTATAACGCGTAGTTCTTGTAAGTTCTGTCAAGATGAAGGCCGCGACTCATTAGAAGAAATGATGAAGAGCGGACTAATCATCGCTAAGGATTTGGATAAAGATATGGATTGGCGCGAAGGTACGGCTGACCGGCATTTCCGAAATCACATGGGTGATTACCACATGGCAAGCAATAGCGAATGTGGATTTTGCACTTCTTCTAAGCGTGAAAATCTTGAAGAGGCTTATTTCAACGGCGCGATGAGCGCTGATGAAATTGCGTTGGATATTCAAATCCCCGAATCGAGCGTTTATCACCACATCAAACATCACCTCAAACCCATTGTGCAGAAAGGAGCGGCTGAACTCATCATTGTTGAGGCAGGTCAAGAAATGCAAAGCATCCGTAATAATCTGTCACGACTCAACGGTGAACTCGGTCATTTCCTTGATGATGCTGACCGCAATGACCCTCAATATGTTCGCAACATTGTTTCATTACACAAAGAGGTGCGTGAAACAGTGAAAGACATAATGCGCGTACAAGAACGCGCGGCTGGTACAACGAATGAGCACATGACTGCTCAAACCATCAATATCCTCAAAGTTGAATTAGCGAAAGAGTCTCCCGAAGTATGGGCGCGTCTTCGCGGCAAATTGATGGGAGGTGAATGATATGGCTGGCGGTCTTCAAGGTAGCACCAAAGGTCTTCGCTTCAACCCTCGCCAAAGTGCTGAGAATTTAGAAGATGATTCCAGCGTCGGTCGTGAAGATTCCGAAGAGCGCGCTCTCCACGAAGCGAAGAAGCGTGAAAAACAAGATGAACGCGCTAAAATGATGCAAGGTCTTCAACACATGAAGATAAAAATAGAGCAAAAAAGCACCGAAGATGAAGAAGATAGCGACATGAAGCAACAAGCCGAAGTCGGGCAAATGGCAGGACAGGTAGGCCAAAACGAGGCTATTGACGGTGCGAACCCCAAAGCAAGTGGTCTTGGTGCAAACATCATGCTCTCCACTGACTACATTGATGATGCTTTTGAGATGATTCGTAAAAGGCGCGAGAAGCCGTCCTATGATAGCGACAAGCCTCAAAAGACGACAACCATTGATACTGTGCGTGCTCGCGACCGGGCTAAAACTGGTAAGAAGCGAAAATCAAGAAAAAACATTACTCTTGAATCGCAAAAGCGTAAGCGGCGAAGAAAGGGCAAGGGCGCTCCACTCAAAGCAGGGAATGTAAGAAACCCCGGTTCTATGTCAAGCATGGCTGGTGCGCGCGCAGGGTACATGAGTATGGGTCCGGGCTACACATACCGACAGAGAACTGCTCCGCGTTTTTTGACAACATCCACAGGTCGTTCTCGCGCAAAACAATCATATTCCGACCCTCGAAAACGAGAAGCGGAGGCTATGCGTCAACAAATTCGACAAAATCAACCCACTCAAGATATAACCCCTCCCGCACCTACCGTGACACCTCAAATGAGATTGACGCGAGGTCCGCGTGGTCGCGGTCGCTCAAAGCCTCACACAAAAGCCATGCGCCAACCTCGCACAGCAAAAACACCTATGGGTGCGCATACGAGTGAAGAAACATCTCTCGCTGGTGGCAGTGCTTCTGCTATGGCAGGTGGTGGTATTGGTTCATCCGAATCCATCCTCGCTTCGACTGAATTTTTGAAAGGGCGGCAAAAAGTAAACCTCGGCATATCCCCGCGTGATAAGATTGAATATCGTAATTTGATTGACAAACTTAACACTCTGTTGCGTCAGTTGATGCGCAAAGCAGACGGTGCGGGAGGTGCGGACAGTGGTGCGTCACCCAACGCATCGGGTGGCAACACTTCTAATCCGACTGGTGCTACGGAAACGGACCCCGAAGACGACCCTACTCGTTGGGGAGCACATCCGTATGACTTGTATGTCAGCAGAGGTGGTATTGCGTGAAAGGTGAAATCATCCTCAAGGGGAAGGGTGTTTACTACATGGATAAGGATGGTGTTATGCACCCAATGTCCTTCCCTCCGAAGCATTCCCCTCACGACAAAATGTCGCACTTTTACATCAATTCCATGACAGGTAAACCGTTTGAAGAAATCGAACCCGAAGTTCGCGCTCGATTTCCTCAAGAACAAGCCGCACATTTCCTCGCTAATGAATTGTTCAAAGGAGGTCATGTTAAAGAAGAAAATTCGTTGATGGAAGCGAAAAAAATCTTCAACAAAGCGGCGTTTAGGTTCAACAAAATCAAGCGCGATAATGGAGATGACTTTCACACCGTCCCCATTCCGTTTGATGAAGATGGTTCTTTACATCCCGAATACCAAAATAACCACTACGGAGCGCATCAATCTCGGCGCGTTCCAACCGCAAATCGACAAACGCGTGACGAAGAGGGACGACTCATCAACAATCACGCGAACAACAAAGCACACCCAACGCTTGGTGTTCATCTTGAGTCGGCGGCTTTTCACACTCACAAAGAGTTTCTTGATGAGATTAAAAGTCGGGGTATCGAGAGTCAGTTAGGTGCTAAGCAAAATGTCATTGAACCTCAGCAAATCACAGGCGGCGTTACCCGGCGCTACAACTCAAATGAAAAGGACCCTACCTCTAAAGACAATACAGTGTTTCCTTCACACTACGCAGACGAGCATGCGCAGACCGCCGCTTATGGTCAAATATCACCAATGTCCATCGTTGCCATTTTGTCTCAGCGACTTCCCGATTTATTCTCTCCAAGCACCGCAGGCGGTATGTCCACCGAAGTCATGAATGACCTCATGGAGCAGGGCTTTGACCAACCTACGGCAAGAGCAATGGCTCGCGCGCCAATCAATCAGTTGCTTTACGGTCGCGGCAAAGATGGTTCACCGACGGGTTTGCAGACCGTTATGGGAAATTTGAGAGGGGCTATTGATTTCAACAATCCCGACATTAAACACCAAGTTGCTGAACATCGCAGTCATTTTGCCCCAAAGATTCGCGGAGGGGACAGAGGTCGCAACAAAGCCGCTATTGAAATTATGGCTATGTTAAAGACCGCCGAGGAACTTGGAATAGAACCCGCGGCTTACACATCTCGCTCAGCCCCTCCACCATCAGTCATGCAGAACTACATTGAGATTGCATCTCAAGAGGCAAGACAGGTTGATTTTGAGGCTCTTGGTGAAGCCGATGGCATGCATCAAATGCGAGGTAAAGTCAACAACAATTATGACCATCTTCACGACTCTTTTCCAGCCCACCTCAGTAGTGGTTCGGCTGGTGCTATACAAGAAGACGCAAATGATGTGCTCCCACCTCAAGAGCCGATTACAACACTGCCCGATGGGAATACACAAGAGCCGCTTGAGGGCGACCCGCTTAGTGCGTTCGGTGGCTCGGCAGATTTAGCAAACTTCAATCCATTCCCCGAAGGGAGAGATTTTGTAATGTCCGATGATGGTCCTATGGGAATCATCGCGACAATTATGGAGCGCGTGCAATTACACGACGCGGGTGGTTCTTTATTGACCAAGTATGACCCTATGGATTCTTACGACATGAGTCAGTTGAGCAAACAAGTTGGTTTGTCAAGTATAGATGTTCGCGCGATAGCCATGTCGTTTGGTGATTGGGAGGTGTTAGCGAAATCTTTTAACACGACGCATGATGTGGTTCGCGCTATCAAGAAGTCTTGCGGTGGTGCAGTCAATGGTTGAAACATGGGAAATAGAATGGAACAGCAGTATGATTGAGCACGGCAGAGATGCTGGAACAATGGAATTTATTTTCGCGAAAGGCGGCAACCTCTCCGATGTGAACTATGTTATGTTTGATACTCAAGACAATACTTGGGAACCTCTCATCAAGGCTGTCGCGGAGCGCGAAAACTCTCACCCCGACATCATTCGGAAGAATGTTCCAATGTCAACTCAACGAATGCAAGGAGCACAACAGCAAGAACAGCAAGAACCATTCTTGACTACTCGCAACCATCAAGCCGCGCAACCATTCATGGGAACAGCAGTGAGAAATCCTCGTCAAGCAACAAATCAATTCAAAACTGCACAGCGAATGGCTAACATCTCTGCTTATAGGGATAACCCCGGTGCAAGGAATGCTATGCAGGCTGGTCTTTACGGAACCGCCGCTGGACATGCCGCGGCTAACACAGGCCGCGCCCTCATGGGTGCAGGTAGCGCGGTGAAGAACTTCGCACAGGACACTGCCGGACCCGCTATGGGTCGAGCGTTTGGTGGAGCAAAAAACATGACTGGTCAAGCCATAAGAGGCACAGGGGCGGGTATTGCCGCTGGTGCAGGTAAAGCACGCGATTTCATGGCCCGAAAATTTCCGGGTGTTAAGCAACGCATGGGGAACTTCATGCAAGGCGTAGGTGACACTGCTCGCCACGGTATGGATGCTCTTTTAGGTGAAAAAGATGCAACAGGAAAGCGTGTCGGCGACGGTGTTTTGGCGAGAACCGTTAAGCGGCGCGGCGACCAAAATGAATTAGACCGATTGCAAACAGGTAGGGCCAATGAACTCACGCGACAAAAGACACGCGCATCACAAGGCGGACACCAATCTCTTCGCGATGAGCAAATGGCTCAATATCAAACTGACTTTGACGCTAATGAACAAGCCAAACAAAAGTTGCAAGGAGATATTGACCAAGCCGGACCTACCGCTGGTATCGGTGGACTCCGAAGAAAAATCAAAGAGTTGGGAGATGCGCGAAGAGAAGGTGCGCGAACGGTTGACCCTGCGGTAGCGGCGGCAGGAGAAGCGGCGAAGGATGCTATGGAAGGAGGGCCAGTTGATTCAGCGCTCACCGACAGTCTCCCACCAATAGAAAACCCACTCACCGAAGAAGAAACGCCTATCGCTTCCACTGAAATGCCTCCACCCGAAGCAGGCGCGCCTCAAGCATCGCCAGCGGCGCTCAAGCCACAAGAAGTCTATGACCAGCAAATCGCGGGTCAATATGGAGAAGGAGAAACACCTTATTCTTCGCGTTCAAAAATGCGAGCAATGGGACGAGCCTTACAAAGCGGTTCATACGAACCGGGTGCGTTTACGCCTAAGACTGCGCAAGGAAGAGACGCTATGGCCGTTCTTGAGCGAATGGGTGTTCCGCGACCCGAAGCCGCTAAGACTGCGGTGGCGGCTGAAAAAGGCGACCCTAAAGCAAAGAAAGTTGTTGAACAAGCGCTCACGGAAGTGGAAAACCCACTCACGGAAGAGGAAGAGCCGATGGAGCCGATGGGTATTTCAGCACCATTGACGCTATCAGCAGACAACATTGATACGCGCGGATGGAATCTTTTGATGAAGCAATTAGCGATTAGGTGATGGCGTGTGGAATCGTTATCCCTTGAAGCAATAGAAGAAATCGACTTTGAAGTCGCGAAGCGTGACTTCAAGTTTTTCTTTGAAGAGATTCTTGGGTTTCAACTTTCAACGCACCATAATCAGTGGTTCAACAATCTTGAATCACACAAGCGTTATTGTGTCAAAGCGGCGCGTGACCACGGCAAATCGACACTGTTCCTCGGCTACATGCTTTGGAAGACAGCATTCAATCCTAAGACAAAGGCTGTGTTGATTTCGCACAGTCTTCACCAATCCATTCACCACATGCGTACACTCAACGACCTCATTGACGGCATACCCTTCCTCGCCAAGATGAAGAAAGCCGACAGTTGGTCAAAGACATTCTTCGGTTTCAGCAATGGTTCAAACATCAGCGCGAAGTCTGTTGGTGGTGCTATTCGTGGTATCCACCCCGACCTCATTCTTTGTGACGACATTCTGTGGGGTACAACAGATACTGAACTAATGAGAGTGGCATCTTGGTTTTACGAAGTTCTTGTGCCTACACTTCACCACACATCCAAACTCATGATTGTCGGAACGCCATTTACTCCGACTGACCTTTACACTGAACTTGAAAGTCGCGACGGGTATCTCGTTGAAACATACCCTGCTATCAACGCTCAAGGCATAGCCCTTTGGCCCGAACGATGGGACTTAGTAGCACTGGATGCGCGCAGGGCTGACATGCCTGCGATTGCGTTCGCGCGAGAATATCTTTGCGAACCTATGGACGATGTGAGCAGTCTGTTCCCATCAACCATTCTCCAACTTGCTAAAGACAGTACGCTCAAAATTATTGACCGCGAAGTAGGGGACCCCGATGACCAATACTTCGTTGGTTGGGACCCTGCTATCTCTTCCGATAGGGCGGCTGACTTTACTGTGATGGTGGTGCTTCGCCGCCCATCAACCAACCCCGAACTGCTTGAGTTGGTTCACGCAGTACGCCGTAAGAACATGGACTTCCGAACGCAGATTATGGAGATTCAAAGAATTAACGCGAAGTTTAATCCCGATGTTATTGAGTTGGAAGCGAACAACTTCCAGCGGGTCTTCGCAACTGAGTTGCGCGCAGATACAGATTTACCAATCAAGACATTCATTTCCACACGCCAACGCCGTGAGTCACTTCTCATGGGGTTGGTGTTGCGCTTTGAGAAC